GTATCTCCCGTTGGCAATCTGTTTCCGATGACGACACCATATTGCCAATGGTAACTCATGTCAATGGTTATTCGATCACAAAAGCGTGATTTGTGTTTGGGGCAGAATCCGGTAGGATGTGCGTGTTGTGGCGGCGTGGAAGGACACGCGCCAAGTCCCGTTGCGGTCGCGACCAAGAGGCGGGTGAGGTGCCCATTTAGGTGGGCAGTCGGTATCAAATCCCGGCCCACAACACTGAAAAGGAGAAGCCCATGGCCATGCTTGACGAGGACCGCGACAACAGCCGCCAATCGCCCGAAAAAAACGCGCGAGCCTGGGCGGCGTATTTGCGCCTCAAAGCCATGCCGTCGCCTGTCGATCGGTTCAACGCGCCATCCCCACCTATGCCATTGAAATTGCAGGCTGACGAATGAGCGATGTAGCAAAAGCGTTGAAGGCGGCGGCACTTGCTGCTGGGCGCGTGATGTATCCAGGCGCGCCTATCCACGACGTGATGCAGTTGGAACCGGATGATATGCCGGCCATTCGCGCTGCCATCGTGGCGTTTCTGCGGGCAATGCCGGGGATGGTAAGCAGTTCGAACCCCAAATGGTCCGGCGGATATTATTACAACACACCTGGCCGCATCATCGCGGAAATCGAGAAACTCAACCAGTGACCGAGCCATACATCATCACCACATGGACCGACGTGGATGGAACAGACTGGGCGCAATGGGCATCGTCCATCACGTGCGGGCGCGCCGCGCCGCAAAAGCTGGCACGGGATATGATCGAACGGGGATACGATCCAGACGCGCCGGTGCGCATCGTCGGGACAAATGGCGGAAAGCTGGGATCGCGGCCATCGTTGGCCGAGCTTGGGAGGGTCAAGACATGAGTAGCAGGACCATCAAAGAAATATTACGAATCCACCAAATGCAAACCGCGCCATCGGTTACTGTGCCAATACGCGGACAGGAATGCCCAAACGGTTGTGGATGCGGGGGAAAATGGCGCCACAATGGGAAGGACCTCAATATCTGGGTCTGCATCAAAGAAGCCACATATCGCCGCGCCAAAGAAAGAAAGCGACAGAAAACACGGCAAACGCGGGGAATTATTGCCCAATGACCCGCCGTCAAATCCTCGCATCCGTGGCCGTCGCAGCCACTGGATCGCGCAAAGAGGCGCCGCTGCCTATTCCGCCGCGTCCGCCGAAACAACAGCCCAGCAAAAGGAGTGCCGCATAATGGACCTCGCAATCGGACTGATCGCCGCCGCCGTGCAATTCGTCGTCGGCGTCATGGGATGGTGAAATGAAATGGACCCCAGAAACCATTGAAAAAATACGCAAATGGGGAGAAATGGGGTATTCCAATAAATGGATTGCCGGGGAACTCGGGACAACACTGAAGGCCGTGTCTAATGCCGCATGGAGAGCCGGGGTCAAATTGCCCAACCTTCATGTCAAACAACATTCAAGAAAGCACACGGTATATCAAAGATCAGTGCATCCAGATGAATGGAAGGATTTGCCAGAATGATGGAAGTCACAGATGAAATTGCGGACTTTGCCCTTTATGCCTATTGGGAGGCAATGAAGAACGACGAAACGTATCGGGAATGCATGCGATCTGCTATAACGGCAGCCCTTGCCGTCAAGCCGCCGCCCATCCAAGTCGTGTGGGCAACACCCATGGAACAACCGCCCCATGCCCCGCAGACCTAAAACCCTGCCAGCCGTGCCCGAGGTGGCGCCCGTTAAAAAGGCGGTCATGGGGCGCCCGACACTCTACCGGCCCGAGTATTGCCAGAAAACCGTCGAACTCGGAAAGCTAGGGAAATCCTTCGCGCAAATCGCCTCCCATTTTGAGGTTGATCGGGTTACTCTCGATAATTGGGCGGAAAATAATCCCGAGTTTTTCAAAGCGTTATCACGGGCCAAGACCGAAGCCCAAGCCTGGTGGGAGCAAAAAGGCATGGACGGCATGGAAGCCGATAAGTTCAATGCTCTCGTTTGGAAAACATCCGTTCAAGCCAGGTTCCGCGAGGATTACACCGAAAAGCGGATCAACGAACACTCCGGCCCGAACGGCGGACCGATCCAAACCGAGGCAAAGGTCATCGACGCATCCGCGTTGTCCGCCGAGGAACGTGAGGCAATGCGCGCCGTGCTGCTGCTCGCAAAGGGGAAAGGATAGGGGCGCCGACACTTTCGCAGCCGTCCGCACTACGGCTGAAATGGCCAGCCTCCCTAACCGCGCGTAGCCCCTAATCATATCGCGCGCGGCATGGGCAAATCTGTCGGCTTAAAGGTAACGGATAAGGCTGGCTATGTGCAATGATATATAGAGCAATTACAAACTCAACGGCTATGACAGATCGGCGCCTAGAGATTTTGCGTGCAGTGCTTATGAAACAAAGGGGAAGTAAAATGATTGATGATGAATTCGACCCATTAGAGGATAGCTTGGATTTTGGAAGCCTCACTATAGAGGTCGGGAGATTAGATATAACAGATTTTGATGATGAATGCTTTTCATCGTTTTTGGCTGCGTTGCTTGTATTGCGTGATAAAATTCCAGTGGAATTTAGACATAAATCTAAAGTATTATGGGATGGTGATTTGATAGTGCAATATGAAAAAGAATTATCTTCTGACGAAAAAAACTTGGATGTAACATCTTACAAAAAATGGAAAGCAAAGTTTGATGAATAAATGCTTTCATAATCTACAATGACTATCTTCCGCCATCCTGAAGGCTCGCTAGACCTGGACGCAAGCCTGCTTGAATTGGATCGGATGGACAGTGAGGAATCGTTGTATCACTTCCTGCGCCATGCGTGGAAGCATGTTGATCCTGCGCCGTTTACTGAGGGCTGGGTCATGGAGGCCATTGCCGAGCATCTGCAAGCCGTGTGCGATGGCCAAATACGCCGGCTGATCGTCAACGTGCCTCCGCGCTGTTCCAAGTCGTCGCTGATATCCGTGGCCTTTCCTGCGTGGGTTTGGGCGCAACGCTATGACAGTCCGACCAGCGGGCCGTCTGTCCCGTTCCTTCATGCGTCCTACGATATGCGCCTGAGCCTGCGCGATAGCGTCAAATGTCGGCGTCTATTGGAATCCCAGTGGTATCAGCAACTATGGGGAGATCGCGTGCAATTCGCGCAGGACCAGAACCAGAAATCGAGGTTCGGCAACACGGCTGGCGGTGAACGACTGATAACATCCATCGGATCGGGGGTCACTGGCGAAGGCGCAAACATCATAATTTTGGACGATCCGAACGCTGCCAACGAAGCGTTTAGCGAAGCCACGATTGAAGCCACGATAGACTGGTGGGACGGAACCATGTCCACACGGCACAATGATCCGAAAACCGGGGCATTTGTCGTAGTGCAACAGCGGTTGGCTGAGGACGACCTGACCGGCCATATCCTGTCCAAATCGCGCGGCGAATGGACGCACCTCGTGTTGCCCATGCGGTATGAAGCCGACCGCAGTTTTGTCACGTCCATCGGATGGAAGGACCCGCGCACCGAGGAAGGCGAACTGCTATGGCCCGAGCGGTTTGGCGAAACTGAAGTGAATAATCTGGCGCACGCGCTTGGCCCGTTTTCGTTTGCTGGGCAAATGCAGCAACGCCCGGAAGTCAAGGGCGGCGGCGTCATTCCCCGCGATACGTGGCAGTTGTGGGAGCATGATGCATACCCGCCGATGGATTACATCATCGCCAGCCTGGATACGGCTTATACATTGAAACAGGAAAACGACTACTCGGCGCTGACTGTGTGGGGTGTGTTCTCCGGCGACACCAAGGCGCAGGCAACGAACGTGGTGGGAACTGCGGGAAGGGCCATGGCAGTCGAACGGACCTACGCCGAGGGCACTCCTAAAGCCATGCTCATGTCCGCCTGGCAGGAACGGCTGGAATTGCACAACCTCACGCAGAAGGTTGCGGAAACGTGCAAGCGGATGAAGGTGGACAAATTACTGATTGAGAACAAGGCGGCGGGGATTAGCGTAGCGCAGGAAATCCGTCGCCTGTTCGGATCGGACGCATGGGCCGTGCAGCTTGTTGACCCGAAGGCGCAGGACAAGCTGGCACGGCTTTATTCCGTGCAACACCTGTTCTTTGAGGGTATGATCTACGCGCCGGACCGATCATGGGCGGATATGGTCATCACACAAACGGCGGGGTTTCCCAAGATGCGCCATGATGACTTGACGGATACGCTATCGCAAGGCTTGCAACATCTGCGCGGCATTGGGTTACTGACCCGCGCGACTGAACGTCTGGCGGAATTGAATGATGCAATGCAACATCATAACGGCGAACCGGCGCCGCTGTATCCGGGATAGGAGGAATGGGTAGTGGGTCAGTTTGATTTCTGACCCTGATTGTTTTCCCATTCTTCCAATATCTTTACCATATCGGTCAGTTCCCACAATTCCTTGACCACGCCAGCCGCCATTGCTGGCGTGCAGCGAAGGGTCTGGTGAATGCGAACGAAATTATAATGCATCGTGTGGATCGCCACGGAGTGGATGTGATTTTCGACCTTCTTGGAAAAAGCGTTGGTCAGTCGCGTGAAGCGCCGCGAACCCATCCGCAGGGTAAGGTTGGCCCGCTCGGCATAGGACGTGCTGATGTAGTCAGGATTGGGCTTGCCCATGATGGGGCGAGGATCAGCGCCAATGCATTCTGCTGGGCTGTAGCGGCCCTCGGATGGGCTGCCCGTGCCGTAGATTTTCACCAGCATGGCGTAATCGACATCGGCGCCGAAAGCCTTCTCTACCGCTTCCAGATAGGGGCGGTGCCCGTCACTGGTAAGTTGCACCCGGTTTGCGAGGCGTCCCGCCAGATCGGCTATGAACTCGTTTGCCACATCCGCATCACGGCTACCCACACGAAATGTGGGAATCAACTTAGTATCGGCATCAATTGCCAGCCAAGTCCAGCAATCCCCAGCATTTTCTGGCGCGTTCTTGGCTGCCTTAACATTCTTGGCCTTGGCATAAACGAATGCCCAGATTTCATCGACCTGGATACGCTTGCATGTGAGGTTGCGTAGCGTGCGGTCTTGGTATGCCGAAAATGCGTTTCCCGCATCTTCCAACAACTTTATGATGGTGTTCTTGCTGCTGCCTGTCATACGGGAAATGGCGCGTATGGACATACCCTCAACCATCATGTTGAGAATTTGTGCGCGTGCGTTGCGATCGAGCTTGTTCATGCCCGGCATTATATGCCTCTTTATGCTATACGTCAAGCATAATAGGTCAAATACATATATTTGTGATACAGCAAGTAAAGGGGGTTCCTTTCGGAATCCCCATGTGCTATATACATTTCCGTTGGCAGTTCGCCCCAACCGGGTATGATCCGGTGTCTCCCAGGTGCAAGCTGGGTGTCCTAACCGCTAGACGATGGGGCGGCTTTCACCAAGTGGTGGGGTCATTTTTTCATATTCCACCACCTGCCGCCGGCTCTACGGGGCTGCTGGTAGTCTGTTCGTCGGGCGCAGGTTCTTCTGTGGAAGGTGGGCCTGCTGCTCCGATTTCTGGGCGAGGCTCCTTGAGCCTCCAGCCTAACTTTCTATCGTAGCGAAGTCGAGCCGAACGGCTTAGACGCGAATGCAACGTGGCCATATCAAGAACCTACGCCACAAAAACAAACAACGCAACCCGTTTTTTGTAGGTTTTTCCTACAGAGATTTTTTCCACCGGGCCGCCGCTGCTTTCCGTGCGATTTCCGCACGACGCTCGGGCGTCATGGATACGGAGCGAGCCGCTGCGCCCTTACGTCCCATATCCGCCGCCGCCGCATTTTTCCCGTCATCAACAAGATCGGGAGTTTTCCCCGTCAGGATATCGATCATGAGTTTTCCGAGTTGTATCGGATCACGGGGGCGGGGGGTGCGTTTCAGTGCCATGCCTATAATATAGCATCGTGCGCGCCAGACGGCAGTAACTATGAGATAGGAATTATTTCAGAGGGCGCCAAACTGACCCACTACCCGACAGTGGATAGACCCATCGCCGGACCCGGCTTTCGGTCCGCGCATCCATCCATTTGGCGCGGACGGTGTGCGGGTGAAATCGGGTGATGTTCATATCTGGTATTGCAACCAGGCCATTAAAAATGCAACGGACAGAAAAATGAAATACCACTCAGATACTGTTAAATCTTGGGTTAGAGACTGGAAACCGACGCACCAATACAAAATATCGGAAGATGACTGGCAGAAAGCGTTTGGCAAATGAAGGGTGTGTGATGCTACCCGACTCCTTCGCCTCCATCCCCAAGGTCAATGCCACCGTTGATCCAATGTGGGGCCACAACCGTTGGCGCGTCCAGTGCTGGAACCACGACGACCCTACGGACAGAAAGGCATACACAATCCGGGCCGCATCTGATAATGAAGCGGCACAAGAAGGTATTCGGCGGTTCCTGGCAGATATCGCCTTTGACGAGGGTTCTGCATGTCTGGGTCCGCAACCGGCCTAAATCCCGGCTTCATCCGTGAACAACCGCAGCAAGCCGCCGCGTTTGAAGGAGAACCCATTGAAATCATTATGGA